TCAATTGCCCTCTTGAGCAATGTGTTTGGCCTGATTTTAAACATTTCTTGGTGTAGACGCAGTCTATCTTCATACGATTTTATCACAAAATCAATTTTTTTACCTCTATCATTCATTGTTTGAATAATATCGCCTCTTTGACCAATTTTTCTATGCATTTTATGCTCTTCAATCAGTTCATCATAGCTTTTTCCAGCTACTTCACTGTAAGATAATGCTTTAAAATAATGTCTACAATTTGGTCGAGTTACCATCCATACTGGTTTACCAATGACCCATTGATAACTACGCATGTGATATTTGTGAGCAAGCATCAATGCTTTAAAATCATCGCATTCTTCATCAATATAAACTTTGCCTTGATATGGAGCATGGTCTTTTGCTGAATCACTATGACTACTACATAAATAGAAGTATTTTCGTTCATTTCTGTTATTTTGTATATCAGACATGATAAATGCTTCTTTTTCTTCGCCTAATCTCTTTCGTTGTTCGTTATCAACTAGGACTTTCGCGTTTTCATTAACATTATATTTATGAATTAACCATGCGACCGCGATGCTCGCAGCGACTGTCCCGGTATAACCAGGAACTTGCACCTTTTCAAGGTCTCTTTTCTTGATTTTTTCATACATTTTAACGAGATATGGTGCTGCAGGAGCAATATTCCTGTTGATATGAATGATTTTCTTGATTCTTTCGCGATAATTAATGCGCTCTACCAAGCATCGATACATATCAGCAACTAATCTGGTTCTTAATGCATCTAAATCTTTTTTGCTTCTATCAAATTCTTTATAGAGTTTTTCTAGTTGTTGTTTCTGAGTCATTATTCTTCATCACTCATTTCTTCAGGATTATTTTTAATCGGCTCCTCAGAATTTATTGGTTCTTCGCTGTTGCTATCGAACATTCCGCCAAGATTGAAATTATCTCTACTATCATGCTCTTCTAAGCGTTTAATTTCTTCTTGTTTCTTTTCTGGACTCAATGAATCACCATATAATAAATCAACAAATAATTCATTGCTAATGTTACCAGCTTGTCTTGCACCACCAAGAATTTGTAAATTCTGATTGAATGATGGAACTGCAATATCTTTGAATTTAACGATAATATCATAATCTTGAATTGTGATTTTTTCTGTATCAATGTATTCTTGTAGCATCAATGTTAACTGACAAACATCTTTGAGAATGTTTTCTTCTGAACTCATGATGTTATTACCAACCATTTGAGTAATTTTTTCTTTTTCTCTTTGAGCATCAGCGTTATCTTTCTTAGCAACATCAATGCCCATTGTAGCAGGAGACATCTTTCCTGTTAAAATCATATCTAATGTAGCATGGAAAGCTTCAATATATTGACTGTAATTTAATTGAGGTTGTGTGGTTTCAATATCTTTATTTCCACCGCTAATTCCATCGCCATCTGGAATACTATCTTTTGCAATAATCTGACGATTGTATTTCTTTGGAAGGATTGGCTTACCATCTTTGGTTCTTTCTAAGATATCAACACTATAATATTCAACTGGTGTAGATACGCGGTTGGTTTGAGATAATTGTGAAATAATTTCGTCTAAGAAATCAAACAAATCTTCTTTACCAGCGAAGAATGACCAACCTCTATTTTTATAAATTGGATGTGTGAAGAATTTGCAAGGAACTGCAAGTGGTCTCTTGAGTCCTGGAATTACCAATGTTTCTAAATCTGCTAATTCTGGAACTTCTTTTAATTCACACTTAATTAACTGATTATTTTTACCTAATCTGAATAATTCATGCTCAATGATAGAACCTTGTTCATTATATCTACGAGTTTCTAACTTAACATAATTTTTATCATTGTATTTGTAGTAATCTTTGAATACAAGACCAATTACTTTGCCGTATTTTTCATATGGTTCTACATCAACACCATTATAGTATTGCCAGATTGGATAATCAGCAAACTTAGGGTCAATGATTGGCTTAAATGCACCATCACCCATAACCAATGTTAATGGCATCTGTTCTTGAGTATATAATTTTTTGAAATCGTTCTTAGATAAAATATCTTGCAATTTTTCATTTATTGATTTAACTTCTTCAATCTTATCAGTTGAAATTGCTTTACTATCATCTACCTTTATATCAGGATAACCAATCGCGGCGACGAATGTATCAATAATCGCCTTTGGAATTCCTGAGTGGATTCTTTTGATGTTGCATTCTCCTGCTGATAATCCCCAGAAGAAGTTTCTGTTGTTTCTGTTATAGAGAGGATTCTTAAAATAACCGAACGCCATTTCACCAGTATACCAGTTAAGTAACTCGCTACTGTTACCAATATACCAAATCTTCATCGTCATGATTTCCGTCTGATAAATCTCATCGTTATCATTGATGTAAGTTAATCTCTGGCTGTTTGGATTTTCACTGAGTTGTTCAATTTTTAAGAATTTTAGAATTTTGTTTCTTAGCCAATCACTTAAAGTCATAATTAATTTTCTCCTTCACAATATATTATATTACCTTTCTTTAAAAGTTTTATACCTTTTTATTCTTGGAAGCATCGGAATCCATGAATATTCACTTCCGTTTATTGCATGGTCATTACCATCTTGACGAACGAGACCTTCTTCGCCTTTCTTGGATGCTCTGTATTCCCTGATTAGATGTGGACATTGGTCTGTAAATAAATGTTCACCATACGCCATGAGCAAATTATCAAAGTCGACGCGGGATTGAATTTTATTTTTCGTGCTGTTTACAAAACGAATATTCATTAAACCTTTTTCTAATGCTTTCGCTCTTAATAGACCTTGGAAATCGCCTGGGTCAGCTGATTCAACATAAACTATTATCTGGCCTTCCATGATTGTTGAATGGCGGTCATATAACTTCATCCAGCTAATAATGCAATCAATCATGTCGCTAGCAATTTCAGGTCCATCCTTATGAATACGCTGACCTTCATTACTATAAAAGAATTCATTGATACTTACTAGTTTCGAATAATCCGAAGTTAATCCAGTTAATTCCATCGTCATTGCAGAACGATATTCGTCTTTTCTGAGTTTTCCTTCACCATTCGTTCCACCAATGTCAACACCAATTATCGTGTATACATAACTCATATTCATTGCTTCTTGATGTGATATTATTAATTTATCATTAAAATATGGATATGTGGCTTCACCAATATGGCCCCAGCATCCAAGGACCTCGGTTTTATATATCTCATATGCAATCTGTTTTAATTCTAGCGCACCAGCAACTCTGTCTTCGCTGTTATATGGATTGCAGTATGACGAACTGATGTGCAATGAAAGTCCACGACCATCAGCACCTAATGTGAACTCTGGTATGGATTTATACTGGAATCTATTCGTTTCAAGCTCTTCTACATTATCTTCAAGTCTACCTTTAAATAGCTGTTCATACAACCAATGACCAACATCCCAAGCATTAAATAGGAATGTAATCTGAGCTTTCAAATCAGGTTCATAGTTAGGAATACGAAGAGAACCATCAACAACTCTAAATTCTTCATACGATTTTAATTGTGATGCTTCTTCAAAATATATATCAGTCCAATACCCGTATTCAACAGATGTTCCGGTGATATTTTCAACATCATTCATACCAGCAAATAAAATAACCTGACCAGTATCAATTCTTGTAATGCGAAGGTCGGAGTTATTGAATTTAAATAAATGCATTAAACCAAGTCTTCTGATAACTGATTTAATTAGTGGAAAGTTTGATGTTCTGTTATCTTTATCATTCTGACGAACCATTAATATATTACGGCGGTCATCAGATAGAATTTTAAACACAGATTCTAGACCAATAAAATTGTATGTCTTACCAGTTGAACGACCACCTTTTAAAGCACGATATCGGTCATTGCAATTAGTAAACCATACATCATTAAAATCTTGTAAATATAAATCAGTATCAGTGAGTGTTATCATATTTCAATTGCTTCATCTAGTTCTTTCCAAGTATCTTCATTCTGAGTAATCCATGATATTTTACCATCTTCAATCTTCATTATTCTGAGCTCTTCATTATCTGAATTTACTGGAAATACAACATACAATTTATTCTTGTTCTTGAGTAGTTTCATCTTTATCTTCTCCCTCTTTATAAACACAATTGCTAACCAAATCAGTTAATTCCTTGTTATCAATTCTACACCATTTTGTATGGCGCATATTCGCGTATGATTTCCAGTGATATTTCTTACCTGATTGTGGGTCATAATATTCAAGTTCATGTTTATCATTAATAACACCGATAAACGCATGTCTACTTGCTTTGTCCTGCCATCTATGCTTCATCCATTGAATGCTGAATATGAATCTTGACCCGCATGGATTCTTGAGAACTTCTACTTCAATATCTCTGTATGTTTGAGTTGGGTCTTCAGGATAATAGTAATCTAATGATTCCCATTCAAATCCTTTAAAACATTTACGCCAATCATTCGCATCTTTAAACACAATCTCATCTTCTGCTGACAATCTTGGTTTCGCGGTTACATCATAACCTCTGTATCTCATCTCCCAAGCAACCACGCATCTCTGGCAGTTATATGTCCATTCATACTTACCAGTATCATAATGAGGATTCGTGGCGACGGCTGCTTGTTTGTAATCTTCTTGCTTCTTGAGTTTTGGATATGACCTGATGTATGCAGAATCTTCTGGAATTGATTCTTCAACAATTCGTAATTCAGATTCTCTACCTGATTTCTTGATACCTTTAACAGCTGATGCCCAAACCTCCATATCACCAATATAATATCTCTTAGCCGTTACTAGAGGTTTAACATCTTCAAGGTCTTCTTCATATTTATCATTAAAAAAATTATTTATTGCTTCTTCTTGAGTTTGACCTTCAAAAATAGGAATATGATTTCCTTTCACTGTTATCCAGCTGGTCGGTTCTTTGTTCATTATTTCTTAACCTCGTTAACTTTACCTCCCAGCACGACAGTTACTTTTCCATCGTCGCCTGCTGTGATTTCTTGTTTAGGCATGAATGACCTATCGGTTCTCTCTAACCACCAAGCAATTGATTGCCAATTCTTAGGGCAGGAGTTGAGTATATCTCGAGCAGTTCGGACATACATTGCGTGCGATTTTTTAATCTCTAAAAAGAACTGAGCAAATAAAGAATCATCATTGCCCGATGCTAAATCCTCCTCACCTTGTCGCATCCAATTATTGTAACAAGGTTGGGTCACGCATAACAAATCGCAAGTATGCTGGACAGAAAGCCCTTTAGAGATTTCTTCAGCAAACTGCTCGATTAATTCATAATTTAACTTACTAGGTCTGGCCATATTTTTATTTTAAGGTATATGAATCCAGAAATCAAGTAAATTAATGGTTTTAATGGTTTATTAATGGTTTATTAATGGTTTAATATATAAATATATATTATTAATGGTTTTAATGGTTTTTAAGGCAAACTTTTAATAAATTGGTATTATGTAAAAAAAGTTTTGTAAATTCATGGAAACTATCCATGATATATGTATATATATCAAACCATTAATATTTTTCATTGAACCATTAATTTTTCCCGATTTTACCGATGAATTCCTCCAGCGAATGAGCCAAAATATACTTGAAACCGCGGTCAGTAACAGTTTTCTCGAATGATTTTTGTTCCTTGCGCTGAGTTCCATACCTATCCTTGCATTCACAAAAAATAGCATGTCCAGCATTATCGAGTATAAGTAAATCAGAGAATCCTGATGGTAGTCCTGTATCAAACCAAGAACCATCTGCGCATAAAACCTTACCAACATTGCATCTGAATGCTAGGTAATTATGTTGTCCGCACCAGAGACGAATCTGGTTTTGTATATAATGTTCGTTAGGCATCAGCAATAGTTCCGATTTTATGACGCATGCCGACGATAAACTGAATCATAACTTCAAGGGCAACCTTAGCGTCATTTAAATTAGGAGCGGTATGGACGGAGATTGATTCAGAATTCGTTGCAGGATTATATAGCGCTTGAGTAACATAATACTGAGAATGTAATTCAATGATTGTAAAGCGGTAACCGTATTTAGTTGATTGACGATAAGTGATTTGCTTACCTTCGTATAAGTTAACTTGAGGAGTGTTTACGAATCGCCAGTCAGCAATGTGTAATTCATTTAGTTTTATTTTCATAATAATGTCTCCTATTTGGAATATATTCGGGATTTTTAATTATTTCATCCCATTCGTCTGTTTCGAATCGCCATTTTCGTTGTCGTTTTTTCTGCGTTTTTCTGTTAGCCATTTGTTGTTTGTTCCTTTCCAGATAAAAAATGTTAAAGCTAAT